GCCTCGGATTGTAGCCATGGTCAGAGTTCCTCGATAAATTCAAAGGTCACACGGACCTGAGTTTGAAAGTAGCCCTCAGGAACTGGTGAAGCCAGAACCGCTGGGCCGTTGGCTGCGTCGAAGTAAACCCCCGACACTATGACCCTATTGTAAAGGTCACGAATGCGTTTTCCAATGACATAATTAGCCCCAGGACCAACACCTTTTGGGGTAAAGATACTGATAAGCAACAAACCTACAACGCGGTTTCGAGAGTCACTCGTGAGACCGTGGCTTAAATACTCGTTAGCGCCAAAACTGACAAGGCATTGGACCCAAGATGAGTTTGGAGTTGGCTCATACGCCATGTTGTGAAACACAACGGGAAGAGCTGGAGAACTTGCAAGCTCTGTGGCCAGCCTGCCCTCAATGACGCTTCTAACAGTGTTGAGATCTACAGCAGCCATTAGCCCCTCCTAACGATTTTTTGATATTGCTGTTGCGCCCAAGCCTCAAGCTCTTTGCCAATCAGCTCAGGAAAACCAGGTCTAGTCCCTTGGCGAGTCCTAAATTTGCCTCCCCATGATGGCGGCAGATTAGTGCCGTAGCAAACAGGCTCGGCATACTCCATGTTGTTGGTCACTTCGCCAACGTAAAGCTCGATTTTGTTTTGCCATGCGCCTCGAAGGCGTCCAGTGTCAACAGGCGTTTCTTCCTTGACTTGCTTTTCCCATTCAAGCGTTGTGGCCTTTACAAGCTGACGAATCTGCCCGTCCATGTGGTTACCGATCTGATCTAGCGGGATCTGACGCGCCATGGTTATGCCCTCAAAATCAGCTCGTAGGTGATCGGCTTGTTGTCCTGCTCTTGCTTCCTAATCTCAATAACTTGATGCATAACCCCTTCAATCGTGATTCTGTCTTTCGCCTGCGGGGCCACTGACAGATCAAGAGCAGCAATCGTTAAACGCTTGTCACCAGCCTGGACAAGCTCGTTTACCTCTCGCGACGTAACGCCCTCGACAATGCCTTTTGCACTGACATAAGTGTCTGACTCCCTAATAGTGCCCGTTGCAGTGTCATATCCCTCTGTGGATATGTACCGAACCATCACCTCACCACCAAAACGGGTGATTACTTTAGAAGCAACTTTTTGCAGCGAATCAGCAAGAGCCATTAGATGCGATAAGCAATGCAGGCGCCGTTTTGAAGCTGAATACTGGTGAACACGCCAACGATATGAAAACCGCTTGGCATTGTTTCGCCGTCCAAGGAGTTGCCCGTATAGTTTTCGCTTGAAATGGCCGTAATGGTTGTGTTTTCAAAAAAATCAATATGCTTAAACCGACCTGTGTGAGCAGCCGTGTCTGTAATTACTTCCGCGCCAACGGCGTAATCAATTCCAACGTCGCCTTGTCCAAACCCTTTCGCCATGATCAGCTCCGTTTGATAGCAATGTTGCCTGGTCCGCTAATTCTAAGCCCTGTGAGATAGCGTTCAAACAATGGTGGCACGCGATCTGCTCCAACGGCCCCAGTTTTGTCAGGCGTCACGCTTAAACTGCCAATGCTGACGCTTTTGTAATCCTCAAGCCCGCTTAGGCCGATGCCGTCTTTATTGTTGTTCAGGTAAATAGCCAGCACGACTTGAGCCCGCTTGATCTGATCAGGAATCTCTGTATCAGTAAAGTAATCGTCAGAAATGCGAAACGGAAAGCCCGTTGCGTAGGTATTGACATAGGTGTCAGGCTTACGAACACCAGTGCGCGGCCATTGCAAGCCTTGCGTGTCTGTTGCCCGTGCGCCTAAGAATCTTTCGCGATCAAGTCGCTGTGTTGCCGTATAAAGAGCCCGATTCTTTTGATCATCAGAGGCGCTTTCCCATGCAGTGCTGTCGCCATCCTCAACCATGCCATCAACAATGGCTTGAGCGTCAGCCAGCGTCAGATAACTGTTTGCGTTTGCGCTGCCCGCTGTTGCGTCGATCGTTACTGCCATCGGCTTTCACTGTTGATTTCTTAATTGCGGGCTTTTCAGAAGCGGAGGCCGCCGCCGTAGCAGCAGCCTCACGTTCTTTCGCTCGCCTAAACGCGAACAAACCCATCAGGAACTTGCGCCCTTCAGAGCTACAAAGCTGAGCACAATTGCCTCAGACAATGAACCTGCGGACAGGTTTGCAACTGTTATCGCGAACGAGCCAGCAGCAATTGTGTTGGCTTGAACGAGATAAGCGCCAGCCGTTCCGGCGGAGCTGTGGTTGACCACAACAACGTCAGTAGCTGCAACTTCGCTGTTCGTAACAGCAAAGGTCACCTCAGCGCCCGCCGCTAAAGCAGCGCCGTCCAAAGTGATTTGACCTGAAGCGGTGTTCAAAGTCACGCCTGTTGCTTTGCTGGTGGCCTGAGTAACAGTGCCGCCAGTTGTTGGGCCAATAAGCTTGCCCGCTGTTGCCTCAAAAATGGATGCCATGGTTAGTTACCTCGATCAATCCATATTAGAAACGTTGGTTGCCCGCACGATTCCAATGTTTTTCAGTTCGTAGACTTTCGACCAGTTGCCTACTACTTCAAGCTGAGTGCGGGTTGGGTTCGCAGTCGTGACGCCCCACTTAGTGCCAATCGGGTGATAGACATAGTGAAGGTCGATCGACATTGCATCACTCTTGGCGAGGATGTCCCGATCAGTCTCAGTCTGAAGGCCCAGCTGTTCGCCAGAACCAATCGCACCTTGCGTAAAGAAATACGTGCTGTATTCAGTGTTAGGAGCCGCACCAGTTGTAGGCACGTCATCGCTGACGATTACGCGAAGACCCATAAAGGTTGGGACTGTTGGGTTGCCGAAGGATTCAGCAATCGAACCACCGGAAGCAGTTGCACCGCCACCGCTAATGTCAGTCGCAAGCACGAAGTCAACAGCGCGACGCTCAACAAGGTCGTAATAAACCTTGGAGTGCATACAAACGGCAGCGAGCTTGTCGCCTTGATCGCCCAGAAGCGCACGAGCCTGAGCAACGTGACGGGGGCTAAGCACTGTCGGAGTGTCAGCAGCAGCAGAGTCAATGCAAAGGTCAAACAACGCAGAAGCATTGGTATTTGCATTGATGCTGCCGAAGACACCAGACAGGCAAGAAAGAAGATCCTTCTGACGCTGATTAGAAATGTAGTCAGCGATCTTGGAACCAATCGCGGCCATTGGGTCAGAACCAGCCGCAAGCGCAGCAAGGTCACGAGACTCAAAAGCGCGGCCACGATGCAGAACCACGCCAACTTGCTTGTCAGCTGTGATTTTGCCTGGAGTCAATGAAGAGCTATCAGTGAGAACTTCAAAGTCACCAGCAAGGTTTGCTTTGTAAAACGGTACGTTTACAAAGTCTCCACCACCCTCTGCTGCATTTAGCTCCGCCATTGGCTGAACCACACCGCTAGCCAAAAAGGCATCACGCTGAGTTGTTTGCTCAATGACGTAAGGCGTAAATACCTCAGGGATGATGATGTCACTCCTAAGAGTTGCCATCTGTCAAAAAAGAGAATGTTTACGGTGTGGGCACAGCCCAACGGCTCAGCACAGCCTTGCCATTAGCTCACATATTAACGGTTAGCCGCTGTTTTCAACCTTTCATACAAATCACGATCGGTTTTGAACAAGCGTGACTGCTCTGTGAGATTGAAAGATTCAGCCATAAATGGATTCTTGATTCCCATGACTGAATCCCCAGAAGTGCGACCAGCAGGCGCCCCGCTGCCTTGAGGCTTGGGCTGCTTTTGCATCCATGCAGGCAAAGTCTTGGCCCATTCACTGACAGGCGTGCGCTGATAACCGTCAACAACAACAACTGTCCCGTCAGAATCACGCTCAATCTGATCGCTGGTGAGCTTCGTTTTCAAGATCAGATCAGGGTCATGAACAACGTCAGCTAGAGCACTGATCGCAGGCGTAATCAGTTCAAGCTCTCTCACGCGAGCTTCTAACTCTGAGATGCGCTTGTCTTTTTCCGCCGACGCCTCACGGAACTGCTGCTCCAAAGCCTGGCGAGCTTCCCCGTATTTGCCCTGTTGCTCCAGATCTGCTTGAACCGCCTTTTGCTTGAAGTCCAATAACTCTTGAACATCAACACCCTCTGGAATGGCTTTGGCTTGAGCTTTTGCTTTTTTGTACTCATCAATCAATTCAGCGTTTTTACGCCTCATTGCATCGAGTTCTGCTTCTAGTTTGCTGGTGTCAACAGATTGCTCCACAGGAGCA